GTATAATAAATTGGACTTCATATATGGTGGCACCTGCTAGACCGGGAGGAGCAGCATCTACTGGTACGGACGTAGAAGATATAGAAGAAATTCCAGAAGAAGAAATAGTAATGAGTGAGGCTCAACAAGCCGCATCAGAAGAAGCTATGTTAGAGGGAGCTGATATAAATGAGGCAACGGCAACAGCATACGAAGAAGTTCCAGACAACGCAGAACCACCAACAGAAGAAGAACAAACTATATTAGAAGAAAGAATTGATGCAGAAGCTGAAGAAGGTGCAGCGGAAGTAGAAAAAGAATTACCACCTGAGGATAATCCAAAAAATCAAGAAAAAGTAGAACCTATTCCAAATTATAAATCAAAAATAAAAGTTCCAGATGAATTAGTTAGAGCTATGAGAAAAGTTGGGGTTGGTAAAACTGCATTAGATAGAGCACATTTTTTAGCACAGGTGCATGCAGAGACTGGTGGATTTAGAGTTAAGACAGAAAGTTTGATGTATAGTGCTAGTAGATTATTACAAATATTTCCAAAATATTTCAAATCAGATGCTCAAGCTAATCAATATGCTAAGCAAGAGCAAAAGATAGGAAACTATGTATATGGTAACAGATTGGGTAACGGGCCTGAATCAAGTGGTGAAGGATTTAAATTTAGGGGTAGAGGAATGTTACAAGTTACTGGAAAAGTAAATTATGAAAAATTTGGAAAAATGGTTGGTGATAATTGGATTGCAAATCCTGATTTAGTAGCTCAAACAAAAGGTGGGGCTGAATCGGCTTGCTTATTCTGGAAAAGTAATAATATAGCAAAATACGCTACTGATGCTAGTGTTAAACAAATAAATCTATGTGGTTGGAGAGTAAATGGTAAAAATCCGCCAAATGGAGCTGAGGAAAGAATTAGAGAATTTAACAAATATTGGGGGGAATTGCAAAAAGACCCTACTCTTTGGAGTTAAATCTCAAAAATACTTAATTCAAATATTTATAAACATAACAAAACAAAGAATAGAATATTATGGACATGGATAAACTATTAGAAGCCATTCAAATTCTTATTAAAGAGGAGCTTAAAGAGCAATTACCTGCTTTAATTAAGGAAGGTGTGAAGGCTGAAATGAAAAAAATGCTATCTGAAACAAAGGTAGCACCAAAACCACAATCAAAGGGTATTTCAATGGCTAAGGCTATTTTAGGAGATGAACCAATACAAGAATCAGTTCAAACCAAACAAGCACCAACAAAGCAATACAGTAAAAATCCAATGATTAATCAAATCCTCAATGAAACAAGAGGTGGTATTCCGCAAGGAGATGGTGGGTTTAGAACAATGAACTTTGGACAAGGTGATATGGGTTCGATTGTAGGTAAAACTGCGATAGCTGAAAAAATGGGTTATGGTGAAATGGCTAAAGGACCTCAACCAACTGGATTGGGAGTAAACACTGGAGTAGCTGAAATAGATAAAGCTTTGAATAGAGATTATTCAGAACTTGTAAAAAGATTTAAGAAGAAGTAATGGCAATTGTATTAGGACAAAAATTAGTACAAGATACTAAAAAGTATGAAGATTATGCGATAGGTATATCATTACCAATCCAAATCGGTAATACTGCGTTCAATCAAACCTTTACAACAAATGAGCAAATTAAATCAAATGTAAAAAATCTATTATTAACTAAAAAGGGAGAGAGAGTAATGCAACCGGAATTTGGCAGTGGTTTGCAAGAATTACTTTTTGATTTTAATGATGATACTTTGCCTGGTAAAATTGAAGATGCTATAACAAATGCATTGGAACAATGGTTACCATATGTTACAATAGAACAAATAGATGTAGAAAGTACAAATAATAATAGAGATAATAACTTAGTTAATGTCTCTGTTACTTTTGGATTATTAAATCAACCGGATTTGAATACTGTATCTTTCACAATAGCAGCTTAATAAAATAAAAATGGGAATAACTGTAACAAATAAAAATTTTAAAAATAAAGGAAAAGATATAAAATATCTTGATAAAGATTTTATTGGATTTAGAAATAATCTAGTAGAGTTTGCAAAAAGCTATTTCCCAAAAACTTATTCTGATTTTAATGAATCATCTCCTGGTATGATGTTTATTGAAATGGCATCATATATAGGAGATTCTTTATCTTATTATATTGATGATACATTAAAAGAATCATTGATGGTATATGCCGAAGATATAAAAAGTGTATTAGCATTATCTCAATATTTAGGATATAAACCAAAGGTAACATCACCAGCAATCACAACATTATCGGTTTATCAATTAGTACCATCAATAGGAACTGGTGTAAATAATTTACCTGATTCAAAATATTTTTTAAGGATTAAAGAGGGATTGCAATCAATTTCAACAAAGGATGGTATTATATTTAGAACAACCGATGCTGTTGATTTTTCTGATGAGAATGGTAGAGAGGTAAGTGTGTATCAAAGAGATGCTGCTACGGGAGAACCAAGTTTTTATTTAATCAAAAAGTTTGTTCAAGTAATATCTGGTGAGCTAAGAGAGAAGTCAGTTACATTTGATTCGTATTCTCCATTTGAAAAAATAATATTGGATGAAACTGATGTAATTCAAATTTATGATGTAAGAGATAGTGGTAATAATAAATGGTATGAAGTTCCATATTTGGCGCAAGAAATGGTTTTTATAGATGTACCAAATACAGAAGTAAATGATGCTGATTTATATCAGTTTAAAACAACTGTACCATACATTTTAAAAACAATAAAAACTCCAAGAAGATTTGTTGCAAAAGTAGATGAGCAGAGTAGAACTGTTATTCAATTTGGTGCAGGTGATTCATCGGCATCCGATGAGCAATTAATTCCAAATCTTAAAAATGTAGGATTAGGATTACCAAATTCTATCAGTAGATTGGACGAATCATTTGACCCAACAAATTTCTTAAAAACAAAAACATACGGAACATCTCCATCGGCAACAACAATAACTGTTAAGTATTTAACTGGTGGTGGTGTTAAATCAAATGTAGCAACTGGACAATTGACTAGAATTAATAGAATAGAATTTGAAGAAGATACACAAGCACTAACTGATGCAGAGAGGGCAATATATAACGCTACTAAAAATTCTGTAGCGATTGATAATGAAGTCACTGCGGCAGGTGGTAGGGGTGGTGAGACTGTTGAAGAAATTAGACAAAACGCTTTAGCAAACTTTGGTTCACAAAATAGAGCAGTAACTGCAAAAGATTATCAGGTAAGAGTTTTATCTATGCCTGCAAAATTTGGAGCAGTTGCAAAAGCTTACGCTGTAGCTGATGGTACGATTGATAATAATTCTCCCGCATCGATATTGGCATCTCCAAACAATTTACAAGAGTTTACTGATTTAGTAATGAGTTTTGTTAATATGCCTGATACCGAAGAACCATCCGAACAATCCATAAAAGAAGATATTACAAATTATTTAATTGGAAAGACTTCAAATGAAAATGAAAAAAATAATCCTTTTGCAATTAATTTGTATTTGTTAGGATATGATTTATTTGGAAGATTAGTACCACTTAGTAGAGGTGTTAAAGAAAATGTAAAGACGTATCTAAATGAGTATAGATTATTAACGGATGGTATTAATATTAATGATGGGTTTATTATAAACATAGGTATTGAATTTGAGATATCAGTTTATCAGAATTATAATAAGAGTGAGGTATTGGCAAAATGTATTTCAGAATTAAAAGATTATTTTAATATTGATAATTGGCAATTCAATCAAACAATAAATTTAAGTGAAGTTGAATTATTAATAGCAAATATAGAAGGAGTTTCATCTGTTCCAAGTTTATCAATAGTGAATAAATGTGGTGGTAAGTACGCACCAAATTCATATAATATAGAAGCGGCAACTAAAGCTAAGATTGTATATCCATCTTTAGACCCATCTATTTTTGAAATTAAATATCCGGATTCGGACATAAAAGGCAGAGCAAAATAATGGGATACTATTTTTTAACAGCATCAAAAGATGCAACTCTTTATCTTCAACAACCCAATCAAAATACTGGGCTTGATGAAATCTTAGAAATAAGTAAAATATATTATGGGAACATAAAAGATGTATCCCATGCTTTGGTAAAATTTGATGTAGGATATATATCAAAATCAATATCAGATGGTACTATTGGATTCAATGATGCCACTTTAATTTTAAGAGAAACCGAAACAAACGAAATTCCATTAGAATATACAATATATGCAAATGCATTATCTGGTAGTTGGCAAATGGGTATTGGTACTAGATTTGATAATATAGCAACACAAGGTGTAACTTGGAATTATAGAGAAGGTGATTCTAAGTTAGATTGGTTATCAAATAATTTTAATACAAATACGACAGCCAGTATAAATAATGGAGTTGGTGGTACATGGTGGACACAATACGCAACTTCTCAATCATTTAACTATGAAACTTCAGATATTAATATGGATGTAAAATCTATGTTAAAAGTTTGGATGAGTGGTTCTATACCAAATGATGGATTTATTTTAAAATATGCAAACGCAGATAATTCAAATGATGTAGAATCAAATACAGAAGATTATGGTGTAATTAAATTCTTTAGTAAAGAGACTCATACAATATATCAACCAAAGATTAGAATAGGTTGGGATGACCAATTGTATGTAACTGGTTCATTGATAGCATTGACTGCAGAAGATATTAAAATTGGTATTAATAATTTGAAAAAAGAATACAAACTAAATAGTATTGCTAAAATAAGAATATTTGGTAGAGAATTATATCCATTAAAAACTTTCTCAAATCAATTTGGATATACTAATCAACAGTATTTACCACAAACTACATATTATCAAATAAGAGATTTTGCATCTAATGATATTATAATTCCATTTGGTAACTATTCTAAAATAAGTTGCGATGCTGATGGAAACTATATAAAACTTAATCTATCTAATTGGGAAGCTGATAGAGTTTATAAAATAGAATTTATGATTGAGCAAGATGGTGGCTCTCAATATTTTGATGATAATAT